TCTAAGTTTCTTGTTAGTTTAATTATCAAATTTGGTAAGTCTGAATCTCTTCGTAAAGCTGCATTAACGTTATTACAGGATCTTGCTGCTAAATCAGATAATGACGTTGATGACGCAATAGTCAAAATGATCGAAGAAAAGCTCTTTCCAGTAAAATGAGCAACGATACTTTCTTCAACATAGATTTTGAGACTCCTACACCAGAACTGGAGTTATCTGTTGAAATGCGATGTAGAGAAGTAATGAAAAGCGATAACTTTGATAATGTTAAAAGATACTGTACTCATCTGATAAGACACCAAATGAGGCAGGATTTATTTTTAGCAGGAGTATTGGGTCGTTTAGCAGAATTAGAAGCTTTAGCTGCAATAAAAGAAATGAAAGAAGCAAAGCGAAAAAGTAAACAAACTATTGGTCGGAAAATAAAGAAGATCTTTCGTATTCCCTAATTTCTTTAATACTAAAATCCTTTACCTGTAGTTTTGGTATCTTATTGATTTCATAGTTATGTTTAACAATAGCAGTCCTGATATGGTCATTGACCCAGTTCCCATCATTAACTGTTAGGTCTGCTCTCGCATCTTTAGTTATATGAATCTTGTGATCCACCCCACGAAGTTCAACATCAAGTAATAATCTTACTAAATTTTTTCTTCTGTTTTCCTGCAAAAATTTTAATTTTTTCCCAGATTGATGTTCCTCTCGTTTCATCTTCTAACTCGTTTATTCGTTTGTTAATAGCATCATATCTAACACAGTATTCCTTCATATCCAAATTATTAAACCAGAATTGATTTTGCAGTTCTGCAAGCTGGTGCTGATAGTTTTCTATCAAATCTTTGTTATTCATACTTTACAATCACCTTTTAAACCTTGAAGTATGTCCTTCATTCTATGTTCATAATCATTAAGTCTTTCAAGGGCATCATCGATACTATCTATTGATTTTTCTACTAAATATTTATCAATAGCTTCCCGTACCAAAAAAGAAAAAGACTTACCTGGACCAGAAAGTTGGGATAAAGCCTCATGTTGAGTATCCCTTATCTGAACAGTGGTTCGTATTAGGTTTGACATAAATAGTTAATGTAAAAGAGAATGAGGACTTACAGATCAGGTTAGCTTATTCAGTAGGATTTTACTCGGAGGAAATCAAGAAAACCCCCTAGACCCCCTACTAAATCCTCGATGGGAACTTGTATTATCATTTGTAAAATTTTGCCAGAGGAATATGAGGGTCATAGTTCCCAAGATTACAAAAAAGCAGCGTAACCACCTGGACTTATAACAGGTTGATCTTGCCCCATAATTATTCAGGACAATGTGCAAATTTTAAGGTTACAGATTCTTTAACTATTCTTCCATCTGCTATAGCTTGCTTTTCATCAGCTACCCATTCCTCATCAGTAGGTTCTCTAAAGTCTCCAGGAAAACAACCTTGTGGTTTGACTATTTGCCACTCAGGAGTCTTATCATACTCCTCTATAGTTATTGGTATGCCAAACAAACCTTTGTGTTCGTCATCTTTACTTAAGATAGATTTACCCATACCATCGAACCACCAACCTACTCTTTCTACATCTATCGGATAATCGTCAGTGCCGTCATAAATAGTGGGCATGATGCTATCAAGAGCTTTGTCATAAGATTCAGCTTCAATTTCAAACACTTCGTATAAAATACTTTTTGTTTTGATCTTGTAAAGTTTTTTAGTAGCCATAATAATTTTAAGTTACTACAATAGTATAGCAGCAAAATGTCATCACTATGTCATCTGTTGTATAACTTTAAACTTCAGAATTACTTTTTCTTCCATCTATTCTTCTTTGTATTGATTCTCTCCATAGCAATTCGTCTTTTGCCTCTGCAATCTTGTATTCTGCACTAGAAAATTCACGTTCTAACTGACTATAAGCAGCTTTTCTAACCCAAGCTGTACCTTTTATTCCCTTTTTTTCTGCTGCTCTTTCTATAAGTTTTGATCTGTGGGGATCTATAAGAACTTGATAATAACTTTTGTTGCCGTGTTTCTGTGCCATTAAAAAATACTCTCTTGTACTACTCTACCACCAAAAAGGAAAATCGGCTTTATCAACTTGCCTTTTCACATAATTTTTTCTAGCTTGTTTCCTTTGGCTCGATTTACCTTGATGTATTTCTCTAGCTTTTTTTAAAAAATCTATAGCCCTTGATAAATCTCCTGTTCTGGACTTAGTAATCTCAGCATATAGATCTTTAATTACTTGAACTCTTAAATTCTTTTGCATAAGCAGCAGCCATCACTTCATGGAGTGTCTTATAGTATGCTACCTCAGTATCACTTTGATAACACCAGCCTTTTGTAGTATTTAAGATTTTAACCATTACGTTTTGTCCATTCTGAAATAAGTATTTTTAATTCTGCTATACGTTTTCGAGCAGCTTCAATTTTTTGTTCTGTTGTCAATGAGTTTCCTCCCAAGTGTTTCCTATAGATACTTCAGCAACAGCAGGAACTCTACCTAACCATTTTGATTCTGCATTTTCCATAATATCCTTTAGTTTTCTAGCCCATGCGTCAGCAAACTGCTCCTTAACTAAAAGTATTAATTCATCATGTACTGCTGCTGCGATCCTTACTTTATCTTCGCCACATTCCTTAACTTCTGTCCATAAGTTTCCTAATGCACACTTTAATATGGCAGCACCAGCACCTTGGATCGGGGTATTACATCTAACAGTTACTCTGTTAAGATCACCTTTAAGATACCTACGCATATTTGATAAAGGAATACGAGTTTCGGCCCATTCATTACCATTAGAATTTTTTGCAATCTGATAATTTTTATTTTGCCAAGCGTGAACCCCCTGATAAGTACGTAACCAATTATCACGAACTTTTGTTGCTTCTTCGAGCGTCATCAAAACACCACTACTACCAGCGTAGTTACGCAAGCCTTCTGCTCCTGCTCCGTAAAGCAAACCAAAGTTAGCTGACTTCGCTATTTGTCTATCACAACCCATTTGTTCAGCAGTATAGTCATGTAAATCTTCTCCTCTTATAAAAGCCTGGATCATGTTTTCATCTTTGGCTAGTGCAGCAGCAAGACGTAACTCCATTTGTGAAAAGTCAGCATCAACTATCTTCCAACCTTTTGGAGCTTCTACGCATTGTCTAAACTCTGAATCTCTAGGTATCTGTTGATTATTTGGTTTAATACTGGACATTCTTCCTGTATCCGCACCTAATTGCATATATGAAGCCTTAACGTAACCTTTATCGTCTAGCTTTTCTAAAATACTTTTAATCATTTGTCTACGTTTTTCTGTCTTTTTCCAAACCAAATAAGTCTGTATAATTTCAGAATCAGCAGCAAAAGATTTTAGTGTTTGTCTTGAGGCACTAGGTTTACCACTAGCATCAACAGGTGGAGATCCTAATATTAAAGTAAATTTTTCTAGTAATTGTTTTGGGCTATTAATATTAAATCCTGCATACTTTTTAGTACCTAAACGTATAGAACCCTCGTCTTTCGCACGAAGATTAAACGATCCATCACGTTCCCGTGGTAACTTATCTGTTTCTGGTAAAGCATTATCAAGTTCACGAAGAAACTCCTTAGACATTTCTTTTAGATCATCTTCATAATCAATACGTCTTTGCTCAAGTGCGGAACGATTCCAGGGAAGGCCAGTTCTCCACATTTGAGCCATAGCTGGTAAAGCTAGACACTCTAAAGTGTATGCTTCCATTAATTGATCGCTTTGTAATTTATGATCTAATATTTGATCTAACTCAAGTAATATTTCTATATCTTTAGCAGCATATTCAAGTTGAGCCTGGCTTAATACATCAGCACCCCAATGGGATGACTGCTGTTCTTTAGATACATCAATATCTAAATATCTTTTTGCAACATGAGCTAAACCATGTTGAGTTTTTGGTATTCCATTAGTAAGTAAGCGACTTGCTAACATACTACATCTGACCTTTCCACGAACATCAATATCATGTTCTTGAAGCCAGCCAAGATCAAAGACTGCGTTATGAGCAAGCCAAAATCTAGCTCCATTGGTAAAGAATCTTCGTAGATAATTCCAATTATTTTCTGTCAGTTCAAAACAATCTATTACAACTATGGTTCGCAAGGTATAAGAACCAAGTTGAAGTAATCTTAACTTACCTTTTTCTGGCTGAAGCTGTAATGTTTCTGTATCAAATGCAAGGCTTGACGCTGAATGTAGGCGATGCAATTCCTTGATACCGTAAAATACGGAATATTTTGGTTGTGTCATGGGTAGCGACAATAAATTTACATCTATTATTGTAGTACAATAATAAAATTATGTCCACTTTTCTATTTTCTTTTGCAAAGACGTTCCATCTAAATGAGTGTAAATTAAAACATCAACTCCGCAAGTAATAGCCTGTAATACCTCGCTATGAAAATAATTTCTATCCTCATAATCAATTTGGTCAACATCTATTACTCTATTTAGATCGTCATATTTTGTGTAACGAACTGAAGCTAATGGAGCGTCTTTTTGTTGTTTATGGCAATAAATTATTACTTTTGTATCTCTCATTCCCAAGCCTTCCACGCATCTTTTTTGTTTCCTCGCACGGGGGAATATAAATCACCTGTCGCATTGGTGGTAGATTGTTGTTGTGGTAAGGGTTTATCAATGCGACAGTTATCTTTTTCTTTTTCCTGTCGCATTGCTTTGTCCGTACCAATGCGACAACTTTGTTTTTTATCTACCTGTCGCATTGCTAAATCGTTGTTATCACTAGGCTTTCCATTCAATGCGACAGATTTTTTGTCTCCCCGCACGAGGATAGCTTTGTAATAGTTAGTGGGTCGTCCACCATTAACCGAAGGTTTTTGCTCCCAAATCTGAATTAATCCTCTATCAACTAATCTTTCTAAGGATTTTCTAATAGCAGTAACATTACCACCGATTAATGGATCGGCATTAATATCAATCCTGGATCTAGTTTCTGGATACACAGTTCTAAGTTTTTCAAGTATGCGGTCAATAATTGATGCAGGAGAAGAATTTTCTACCTTTGGTTTGTAATCTTTTAATTCAAAACTAAGATCACTTAATTGTTTTAAAAGTAGGCAACTACCCATACGACTAAATCTACTTTTTTCAACTCTGATAATTCTTGTATTACTTCCTAACTGTTCAGCTAACTCCTTATCTGGTTTGCTAAGTTTCCAGGTTTCATCTACAGCATCTCTGATAGAACTTGTACCTCTAAATCCACCTTGTTTATTAGCATGATGGATAACAAGAATAGTTGTAGCAGGAAAGCTATGACCATTGTTATTGGTAAGTCTGTATAAAGGAGATGCGAAAGAACTTTTGTTTTCATCAAATGCTCTACCAGCAGAAGAACCAATCAATGAATCAATAACAACCAATGTTGGTTTATGTTTTTTAATTAGTTGAGCAAAATAATATTCACGTTTTATTTGAAAACCATTAATAACAACAGTATTATCATCCATTTTGTAGTCCTGTTCCCTTAACTGCTCACGCAACTGAACTTTTGGTTGGTCAGCATTAAGAATCAAAACCTTACCTTTCTTTATTGGAACGATATTATTTTGAACTTCAAAAGGAATACCAAGAGATATATGTTTAGCTAATGCCCAGGCAGCCATTGACTTACCATCACCACCAGCACCATAAAGTAGGAATACAGCAGGAGTAGGAAGTATTTCAGGTATGACATAACTACGAGATAAATCCTCAGCATCTAATTGAGAAGCAGTCATTTCTTCACTACCTAAATCAAATGCTTCACTACTCATTAAGCAGCTTTCAAGTCTTTCCAAATCTTTAAATTCATTATCAACAGCTAACTGGTGCATTAAGAAGTCTTGTTCTCCTGGATCGGCAACCTCTTCACAGATACGCATATATTCCTTCTTGACATCTTGGAAAGACATTTTTACTCGTCTAGTCCTGACCATTAGCTCGTTTTGAGCTTTCTGAACAATATCTAAACTTACTGGAGTAAAACGCAACCTTTTTGGATCGACTTCATCAGCATCATGTATTAATGATCCTATGCCCCTTCCAGAGCCTTTGAAGGACTTCCAAACAGCTTCGCATGGATTATGCTTATCCCATTCATTAATGTAGTCAGGATCGCTTTTAGACCATACTGACCAAAGTTCTAACCCAAGATCATTTGGTAGTTCAGAATGGATAGACATACCAACGTGTAACCAATGCTCTCTACTACCAGCACCTTTAGTTGGAATAACACTTAAACACTCTTGAATTATTTGTCCTCTTTCATCTTCAGTTCTATCTGAAAGATTTAGTCCACTTCTATTTTTTAAGAAACCAGTTTTACCTTCATTAGCTTTGAGAGATTTCATCTCAGCTAACAACCAATCTGGAGCAGTAGGAATATTATCTAGATCCCCTTTAAAGCCATAATTACCTTCTGATGAAGTTGTAGAACCTGGATATGCACCAAAAATTAATCCTTGTCTTTTGTTAAAAAGTATTTCGTAACAAGTAGAAGTTTGCTCAGAGAGCATACGACCTTTGACACTAGACCATAATTCTTCTGGAACTTTAAATATATATTTAGCAGCGTTCTTCTTTGTACTTGTGATACAAGGAGCACCATCTAAAGTATCTCCCCATTTCTTTTTATGGATCGCTAAATTTTTATCTACATCAAGAATTACTAAACCCTTACCTCTGATACCAGTAAATAGTCCAACAGCACCAAAACGATCAGGATACTTATCTAGTACATAAGTAACATCATCAGGAGAAAATTGTCTTTCATAAGATTCTCCAAAAGGATTTTTACCTGTTGACTCTAAAATCTTTCCTTCCTTAGATTTTATCTCAACTCCTTTGCGATATATAGGAGCGTAAACAAGATGTTTTGGTAACTTCTTTACAAACTGTTGCAGATTCATGTGATACAATACTTACTGTGGACTTATGTGTTCAAACCCTCAAGGTTCTTCCTACTTTGAGGGTTTTTTAATTGTAGTCTATTTACATTAGCTTGTCCATGTACTACAATAGAAATGCACAAGGCAAAAGCCTACAAGCACATTTTAACATGGCATTTCTTACAGAAAAAGCACGATCAGCAGTAGCTACCACACAATCAGGTGGTTACATAAATCCCACAAAACTTGAAAGTGGAGGTAGTGTACGTTTTGCACTACTAGAAGAAGAACCTTTATGTTTTTATGAAGCATGGGGTGAATCAGGAGATGGCAAATTAAAGCCATTTAGATTTGCAGATAATCCTTCACAAGATGATGTTGAAGCCGAAATGGGTGACGAATTTACCCGTAGGTTAAACAGAGATGGAACTGGAGTAGAACCAGCAAAATTCGGTGTAGCAGTTCCAGTATTCGATCACGAATCACAAGAAGTAAAGATTTTTCAAGCTACACAAAAGAGCATAATTGCAGAACTTGATAAAATAAGTCAGATGGAAGATTATTCTGATTTACTTGCTTGGGATTTTGTTTTATCAAGAGATGGAGCAGCAAAATTAACCAAGTATAGTCTCAGAGCAGTACCACGCAAAAAAGGTACAAACGCTTTAATAGAAGCCACTTATCAAGAGCAAAAAGATAATGGTTTCGACATTAAACAGCTAATGAATGGAGGAAATCCATTTGCTCCAGGCGAATAATCGCCATTCATAGGGGGTCTTTTGACCCTCTTTTTTATTATTTATTTTTAATTATGGACTCAGAATTATACGAAAAACTACAACAAGTGCAAATAAAAAGAGCGATAGACGCTATAGAAAAAATAGCTACAAGTTTAGAAAAAATCGAAAGCACTTTACATAAAGGCCTGAATAATGATTTTAGTGATAATGCTTATTTATGGGAAATCTATCAATCGCTTCATCCTAATAGAGAAGAAGAATGGCCTAATTCGGTAACAGAAATATCTGATAGCTTGAAAAGGATTGCACAAAATCGGGAATAAGTTATTATAAAAATGGGAACGTATATCTACGAACCACTAATGGGGTCATTAAAAAAACATGGAGCGTTAGCAGGATTAAGACGTTGGACATTGGAACGTGATGACTCAGGCACTATATATCCCCATCGTATATATACAGATGCTAAGAAAAATATATATCATTCAGTAACTCATATACTAAAAGAAACCGCACCCCAGGAACAAAAAGATGCTTTGGAACGATGGATTGAAAGGAAAGGATCAGCAGATGAGAGAGATATGGCTTGCGAGAGGGGTAGGCTTGCTCATGCTCATGCAGAGTATTTACTTAAAACTGGAGCGAAACTTGCCCGACACAATGCAAACAAACGAGGAATTTGGCGAACAGGATCAGACGAGTTGGATCGTTGCCCAACAAAAGTTACGCAATGGGCATTATCGAAAGCAGCCGAAACCGCACCTCGTGTTAGCTGGAGTGCGTCAGGCTACGCAAGAGGTTTACGATCATTCATATTGGAACGTGTAACCGCCATTCATAGCATAGAATTTAGTGTTTATGACAAAGATTATGGATTTGCTGGAACGGCTGACGCTTTAATAGATATTGATGGAAAGTTAACTATTTGTGATTGGAAGACTTCTAAAGAGGTTAGAAGTGATGAAATGTTATTGAATTATTGTCATCAACTTGGAGCGTATAATTATGCACTAAGAAAGTTAACTGGAATTGAATGTACCCAGGCATTAGTATGTATAGCTCGAAGAAGTGGAAAACCCCAACTTAAACTACTGGATAGTTTAGCGTTGAGGTCTAGTGAGATATGTTTTATGGAACGCTGTATGAAGTTCCAGGAACAGATAAAAGAGTTAGCTGTTGTTTAATTCATAATAATCTACTGGTTCGGGTAAAGATTTTTGTATTTGTGGTTTAAAAATAATATATGGTTCGTCATAATCGTCATATATATATGAATTTTCTTCCCACCAATCATTAATAAGATCTTTGGGATGTAATACTAATGAATAACCATCATCAGATTCACAACATAAATCAACATACCATTCAATAAAATCATCATAAAAACCTGGATCGAGATTACCAGGTTTTGCAATTTCATTAATAGCTGTATCTCTACAATGTTCATGGAATTGTTCAGATATATATTGGGCATCCATTTCAGCCATAACAATATCTGGTACGGGATTGTCAATCATTTTTTTAACCTCTTTTTATTGGTGATATATAAATTGGCATATTTAACAGCCAATTCTGTTTCTTGGTTTGTTTCTGCCCATTTCATAGCTTTATAAATAGTTTCCAGGGCTTTGAGTTCATTACTCTTTTTTGGATCGTCTTTTTCATTTCCTTCAGTTTCCCATTCATAGATTTCGTAGGCTTTATTTGCCCATCTATAAGCGGTAGATTCTGGAACGTCAGATTTCATTAATGTTGTTACAACATCATTTTTATCTAAGTCTTTACGAAAAAGAGTTAAAGCTAAGTTTTGACCTTCTTTTTTATCCATTTAAAAATTCCTTCATTTTTACCATTTCAATGGATAGTTCCGCACATAATTTATATTTTTTATAATCTTCGGCCTTTAATGTACTACCAATAGCTTCTGCTATTTTTATACATTCATTAGCTTTTTCATCATTTGGTGCGAATACAGATAAAACTAAAGCCCTTGTGAAATTTTCACAGGACTTTATATAATTTTTATTTGTCATTTTTCTAATCCCTCTAAATATATTTTTTCTAATGGATCGCTTTCTTCTCTAAAGGAAAAACCATTATCAACATTATCCTGGGGAATACATATTCCTAGACCTGGATCGGTTTGTCTTAAGAATAAATGAACTGGTGTTCTGCCAGTATTAACATCCCATAAGCCATTCCATAACCATAAACCTAGTTCATTAAAAACTTTTAAAGGTAGGTTTTCATGGTTTCCGTTTCTAAGGAAATTATAAATGGTACGAGTACCACACCAATCAATGCCCTCTAATTTTATTAAGTCTTTGAATTGACTTTTTCTTATTGAGCTTTCATGCTCAACTTTTTTGAAAAGGTTAAACCTTTCAATTTGTTCATCATGTATTCTTTGATTTGGTAAGCCCATAATGCCAGAACCAACAATAAGAACATTTTTTTGAGAATTTTCAGTTTTTTTCATTTTTGGTTAGTTGAAATACTATTACCATTACTATAATACAATAGAATTAGTAATTGTAAAATAAAAAAATTCTCATTTTTAAAATATGTTTTGGCCTTTAATGTAGTTTTGGCCTTTAATAGCTTTTAATAGAAATTGTAAGATTTTTTAAAAATGTAGTTATAATAAGGTTTTTTATCAAAAATTACTACTAAATATAAAATATTTTTTGATGATTTATAATTTTAATATATATATTTATATGTAACAAATAAAAGTTATAAATATTTTACATTCAATATATATACGTTTTTTATTGTTTACTTATTTTTGTTATTGTGTTACATTATCTTATAAGTAGAAAATTGTTTCAACTACTTATCAAAAAAAAATGTCTATTACAACAACAAAAGAAGTTTCATCTCCTTATGCTATGTTTACAAGTTCAGAACTTGAAAGTTTAAAAGGGAAAATAAATATAGATGAAAGTTCTTTAATTGGAATTTTTCCTTATGTACCTTTTGAAATAGCTTCAAATTTTGTTTCAAAAGATGTTTCAAGGTATCTTTTACAAGGTATTCACATAAGAGTAAGTGAGAAAAATATCTCTATAGAATCAACAGATGGTCATAGGGCTTTTATTTTTACTTTTCCTAATAACTCGATAGGATTTAAAGGAAATAAAAATATTATTATTCCTGGTACGGTATTTAAAACAAAAGTTAAAAACGCTACAAAAATAATTGTAAGTGAAGATTTAATATCATTTATGAACGATGAAATTTTTCTACATAGTGTAGCATTTAGAAAATATGAGGGAACTTTTCCTTCTATAGATCAAATTGTACCTGATACTTTTAAGAATAATTGGCAAGAATTATCTATAAAAGGTTTTCATTATAACGCTAAGTACTTAAAAGAATTTTCTCAAGTTGTAGAAAAATTTAATAAGGAAAAGTGTATTACTTTTAAAGGTAATAATAATATTAACCCTTTTGTATTGTCTACATCCTGGGATATTAAAAACCCTTTTGAAAGTTTAGAGGGTTTTCATGCTGAATTTCAATATTTATTAATGCCAATTCAAAAAAGATATTAATTTTTTATTAATTAATTGCTTTATATCTTCTTATGTACTACAATAGTAAACATAAGAAGATTTTTTTTATTCAACTTCTTACTAAATAAAATGAAAACTCAAAAAAGTTTTGCTAATTGTGATAGGTATGTATTTGATTTTAATTACTGTCACTTTAAAAAAGGATTTGCTCAATTAGATACAACAGAAGATGCACATTACTACGGTAATTGGATTAATTTTAAAAATTATGAGATTATATCTTATGTTGAGGGTGACATAATAATTAAAAAATGTGATGATGAGGATGAATTTAAAAAAGAACTTTTAAAAAGTGTAACTTGGTTTAAAGATAATAATAGTTTTAAAGGTATTGATTTATTAACTGATGAAATAGAAAAAGATTTTAATAAATTAAATTTAGATAAATCTTTTTATCTTCATAAGTCATATTGTGAGGTTAAATAAAATGAAATTAGAAAATTTTGGAAGTAATCAAACATTAGTTAAGCTAACTAATGATAAAGAATTATTTTATTCTTACAAAACTATAGTAAGTGCGAAATTAAAAGATAAGTATTATTATACTTCTTTTAAATATGGACCAACTACAACAAGACATATTAAAAATTATTTAAAAGATAATTTAAAAGATGCTGTAAAAGTTGAACAAAATTTTTTAGATAATTTATTAGATAATAATATTATCGATATTACACCAGTAAAAAAAGAATTATTAAAAATAAAAGGTAGTAAATGAAATTTAGTGAAACATATTATAAACATCTAACACCATATCAACATAAGATTAATAATAATTGGTTTATTAATAAATTAAAAATGTTAAAAGATAATGGTGTTTTGATAATACCTGATATTAATAAAAAATTTGATAAACAAGGGAAAGAAATAAATTAAATATTAATAATTGTAACAAGTATTTCTATTGTACTACAATAATAAATTTTAGTGACTATAATTAATAGTAAGAGAACAACAAAGTTCTCACCAAAAAAAAAATCAAAATGAAATTATTTTCACTATACCTGGTAGCTATTGTTTTAACTCTGCTACCTTTTGTAAGTATTGCTAACAACATCAAACAAGACTTACAACAAAGAACAGAAAAAATTGATTCTGTTATTACTTCATATTCTTCTTACTTACAGAATAGTTAATTATGAAGTACTTACAAAAATTTATTTTATTCTTACTAATTAAAATAAATCTAACTTATAAAAATTTTAATGGTTTTTATTCTTCTCTACACGATGAAACTGATGAAATAATAGAGTCAATGGAATCTAACTATTTATCAGGTTTATTAAATTATTCTTATGATGGTTGTTTAGATGATAGAGATGCACAACAGTTTTTAAATGAACATGGTTTATTTTTAGATCAATATCTATCACAAACTAATGATAATGATCTTACCATCTTAGGACTAGTTGATTATGTAGGATATTAAAAAACAAAATTAAAACAAAAATAAATTAATCCTATTGTAAAAGATAGGATTTTTTTTATGCAAAAAATTATTAGTAGAAATTAGTTTTATTGTCTGGGTTTTTTCTTTTCTTTCTGTTGCTATTGTAAAAGATGTTTTGTTAATTGTAATTGTGGTAAGTGCTATTGCAGAAACTACCCAGGGAAAAAAATAATAAAATGATGTAAGAAAAAATTATAGATAAAAAAAAGAGAGAGAGAAAGAGAAGGAATCCACTACCCCAGGACACCCCAAGCCAAACCCTACCCTAGGGGAAGTGTAGCAAATGTGTGACAGATATGTGACAGAACCCTGAACCTACTGATAAATCTAAAAATTATTTCTCTCTACATTATTTATTATAGTACAATACTACAATAGTGTCAACTATCTTTTTGATTTTCTATTCGTATAGCTAGTTCTGGAGCATTTATGTTTACAGTCTCTACACTCTCCCCTACTACTTTACCCAATGAATCTAATATTTGAGCAGCAGTCTGTAACTGACCTTTTTTGACAGCCTTATCAAAAAGTCTAACTCTCATAGCTTGAAGTCTAGCTATCATATTTTCTCTATCTTTCTGCCAATCTTCATCATTCCATTTACTAACTTCTTTCCAATCGTTCCATGCAGTTTTTACGCAAACTCCCTCTCTAGAAGAATGTTCTAAAACCAAATGCCTTGTAGTAAGACCTTCCAGTTGTCTTTTGTATAACCTTTGTCTCCTTTGTTCTATAACCATATCAGGGGATCTGCCTGGATTTCTTTTCTTTGGAACGGATCTATCGTCAAAATTCTGTAGGATTGCTTCTGTCACGGACTGAAACTTATGTTATTAATTGAATAATAACCTTAAAATAGCTAATTAGTCGATAAAAACTACAAAATAAATTAAAATTAAGGTTATTTTGTACTACATGAGTGTAAAAACACGAGAAAACTTAACATTAAGATGGGCACAGGGGGAGGTATTCAATGCAAAAAACAGATTTAGAGTGTTGGTAGCTGGCAGAAGATTTGGAAAATCCTATTTATCTTGTATTGAGCTTGTAAATGCAGCTATTAAACGACCAGGCGAAACATATTTTTATTGTGCCCCAACCTACCGCATGGCAAAAGACATTGCCTGGAAAGAACTAAAGAAATTAGTACCTACTTCCTGGGTAAGGAGCAAAAACGAAACAGATTTAAAAATTGAATTAATAAATGGCTCACTTATTGAATTAAAGGGAACTGAAAATGCAACTACGCTGAGAGGTAGAAGTTTAGCTGGTGTTGTTTTAGATGAAGCAGCATTTATGGATTCTGATGTTTGGTTTCAGGTGATTCGACCCGCATTAGCAGATAAACAGGGTTGGGCACTTTTTATTTCAACACCCGATGGCACGGCAAGCTGGTTTTATGATTTATGGTGTTACGTTCCAGAAGATGTAAGTGGGGATTGGAAGAGGTGGAGTTTTACCACGATAGATGGGGGCAATGTTCCAGCAGAGGAAGTTGAGGCTGCGAAGGCTCAATTAGACAGTAGAACATTCAAGCAAGAGTTTGAGGCAAGTTTTGAAAATCTTACTGGTTTGGTGGCTGTTAGTTTCAACGATGACAACATTAGTAGCGAAGTTCAGGATTTACAGATGTTACCTTTAATTTTGGGGTTAGATTTTAACGTAGATCCGATGGCAGGGATTTGTGCAGTTAAACATAATAATTGTCTTTATGTGTTTGACGAGATCATGTTGACGGGTGGAGCAACAACTTGGGATTTTGCGGAGGAAGTTATAAGAAGGTACGGGGTAGATAGGCGAATTATCGCTTGTCCAGATCCCACAGGTAGTGCAAGAAAAACCAGTGGTGTAGGTGTAACTGACCATACAATTTTAAGAAGAAGTGGCTTTACAGTTATGAGTCCAAAATCCCCTTGGAAAATTAGGGATAAGATTACTGCTGTGAATACAGCTTTATATGATGCGAATGGAGATAGGCGAACATTTATCCATCCACGCTGTAAAGAATTGATAAAAGCACTTAGAACTTTAACTTATGCACCTAATACTGGTTTACCTAATAAGAATCTAGGAGTGGACCATGCTTTTGATGCTTTTGGGTATTTATGTTTGCAACAATTTAACTTGGCAAAACCAGAGACACTAGGTCAAACTTCGTTTAGAATATACTAAGATACCCTTTTGCTTATGCCTTATCACACTGGAATGAAGAAAAAGAAAAAGAAGAAAAAAGGAGGTAAAAAGCGTGGCGAATGTTCCTGTAAATAAAGCTCTATACTCAAGAGTGAAATCAGAAGCCAAACGTAAATTTAAAGTTTATCCTTCTGCCTACGCTAATGCATGGCTTGTACGAGAGTATAAAAAGCGTGGCGGTACATATCGCACTGAGGCAAAGAAACGTGGCAAGAAGTAGTGGCGGTTTAACCCGTTGGTTCAAAGAAAAATGGGTAGATGTCAAAACTGGCAAACCTTGTGGACGCTCCAAAGGCGAAAAACGAAACTACCCTGCCTGTAGACCAAGTAAGCGTATCTCAAGTAAGACACCTAAGACTGCTTCAGAGATGTCAAGTAGTGAAAAAGCACGTTTCAAACGTGAAAAAACAGGCAGCAAGAAGATAACATATCAACATAGACGTAA